AGAAACTTATAAAAGCTCCTGCAGACGATATGACACGGGCCTGGATATCATTAGCAGACGATGCTGATGGGTCAATCCTGGAAGCTCTGGAAGACTTGAATGCTAAACAGGCTTTTAATTCAGCTATTAGATGGGCTCGTTTATTTAGAGGTGGAATTATTTGGATGGTATCCAGTAAGAATCGTTTAAAACCGTACAAAGAAACTGAAGCTGTTGATATAAAGAAACTTAAAGTATTTTCTGCCAGTCAGGTAAGAATACTTAAATGGGAGGATGGTGCTACTGACCCCAGTAGACATGGGGAACCTGCACTACTTGAAATCACACCTCCAGGACGCAATAATAAACCTTTTAATGTACATGCTACACAGTGCCTTCTAATTCCAGGAGATGCTCTGCCCGTAGTAAGTGATACAGGATTTAAAGGTGTCTTTAGTGGAAGCACAGTTTCCGAAGATGAATATACTTACTGGGGAACGGGTGTTGTTCAGAGTATTTTTAATCAGCTTTCCAGATATGGGACGTTTGAACAAGGTATGGGTAATTTAGGTACCGAGATGGTTGTAGCTATCTATAAAATAGCGGGGCTCAGAGAAATTTTACAGTCTGAGGGTGGAACAGAGATCATGGCTAACCGTATGGAGGTTATGAATCAGGCTAAATCAGTATTGAATGCCATTTTTCTTGATGCAGAAGGGGATGAAGATTTTATCAGGAATACTCCACAATTAGGTGGTGTTTCTGATTTATGGGATAAATTCATGATGGTTCTTTCTGGCGTTACCGATATTCCTGCCAGTAGGTTGTTTGGAAGACAGGCTGCAGGGTTAAATAACAAAGGTGAAATGGATGAAAGAAACTACAATGCTTACTTGACTGGTCAGCAGGACCTTAAAATGAAAAACCCTTTAAAACAATTGTTGTTTCATTTAACTGGTAAAAAAACTCCCTTTACATTCAATAATCCGTGGGAACCTTCTCAGCAGGAACTTATTGATATGAAAAAGAAACAATCTGAGATAGATAGTGTGTACCTCACCACTGGTGTTCTTCTTGAAGAGGAAGTTCGACTATCAAGATTCGAGAAGGGGTATTCTTTTGAGACAGAGCTTATGGATGGAGTTTTTGATCCTAATGATATTAATCATGTAGGGGAGCCTGGACCAGAACCTCTTCCGGAAGACAAAAAGGTAACAGAATAATGGATCCAAAAGATTCATATTTATGGCCTTATATATTAGCTAAAAGAGCGAAACTTAGTAAGAAAAGAAGAGAACGTTTTTCGGGGATGAATACTCGGATCGTTTGGAAGTACCCTTATACTGAAGAAGTTAAGTTTAAAATATTAATTAAAGCGGTATTAGAAGCAAGAGTGTCAGATCCTCTTTTAGAAGCTGCAGAGAAACAGTATTCTCAGCTTTTACGACAGGATTCAGCTTCTACGGTTCACTTAGATGACTTGAATGATTTAAAGGGAATATTAACCAGGATAGCTTTAGTAGCATTTCCGGATTCTAATTTTTTAAATAATATAGCACGATCTATTTCCAGACAGAGTAAAAAGCAGTGGAATAAGTTTGTAAAACAAGCAACAGGTGTAGATTTAACATTATTTGAGACAGAGGCAGAAAGAGAGGCAGCTGCAGAATGGGCTCAGGATAATATGGCCCGTTTGCAAAATTATGCAAGAGCTAATGCTAAAAAAATAAATGAGATTGTGTCTGAAGGAGCTGCAAGTAATAAACCTTGGTCCACCATTAAAGATGAGATCATAAAGGCTAATGTCAGAGCTACTAATAGACAGGCTGCATATATGGCCCGTGATGCCACAGGAAATCTTAACTCTAAATTACAGCAGGCGTTGTCCAAAGAAGCTGGTATAGAGGCTTATAAGTGGAATACGAAGCACGATAGGAAAGTAAGAGGAACTCCCTGGGGATTGTATCCTAAAACTAAATATTCTCATTATTTAATGAATGGAGTTTTGAGAAGATGGAGTGACGGAAAGATTTCTAAGGATGATGGTAAAACTTGGAGAAGAGTGAGAGGAAGAGAAGAACCGGAACATGCAGGGGAAGCTCCTAATTGCAGGTGTACGGGAGAACCATTTTTCCTGTCATTAATCAATGCTGCAGACAAAGAACTGTCTTAGTGGTTAATTGACGTAGTATATTTTCTGAGTTATAATCTTTGTAATTAGCAGGAGGTTACATGTGAGTATGATATTTGAAGTATGGACTAGTTCTGGGACATTGGGACAGTTATTAACTATTATTATGGTGATAGTAGGTATTAAACAGGGGTTTATACGAATTAAAACAAGATGGATAACTATAGGTAAGAAGAAAGATAGACGAACAAGTGGTGTATCAGCTCACACAAGCTGCCCTAATTTTCCATCCTTACAAGGTTTAGTAAAAGAAGCAATTAAAAATTCAGATAAAATAAAAGATTTAAAATACGAAACTTATGAGGATCAAATGAAATCCGCTCGTGAGTTTGCTAATGATGTTATAGATAAACTTAAAACTAATTATTTAACAATGTATAAACCTTTCAATGAAGGAAGGATTGCAGGGCTTCTTGCCTGTACTGATGTCAAAGATTATTATTGTATGCTTGAGAAAGCAAAAAAACCTATTCTTGATGCGGTTGAAGTTTTTGTTCGTGGTAATCATTTTGCAGAACAATCTGAAGAAGAGTATCGGGATTACACCAGAGAACGAGCAAAAAAATTACAAAAAATTACTTCTGAATTTTTAAATGAGCATTATGACACTGATGATTTTAAAATTTCCAGAGAAGAATTATATGAATCTAATATGAAGTTAATGCCTGTGATAAATGTGATTGTCGAAGCTTATTTTTATAAGGTCCGTACTATGGCGATTAAGACATCACAGGAAATAGTGATTTTAGAAGAATCAATAAAGGATTTTGTATGAAACAATATACCGTCCGCTATGCTCATTTAGAAATACCTTCTCTATTGGTAGAAGGTGATTTGGTAATGGGTAGGGATACTATTGGGAAGATGGGTAATACTGGAAGTTCTATAGCTAATCATCTTCACATAGACGTAGTGGAAGGTTTTGTTAATAGGATTATCAGGTTAAGTGAGAGAGGTTATGGACAAGAAGAATATACACCAAATCTCAAACAGCTCAATTACTTTATTGACGAAGGTGTGTTTGATTTTGAAATTTTTATTACCACATATTTTGGTGATCCTGATTATTCCAGTGATTATATTCATCATGCTTATGATGTAGTACCAGAAAATAGACACATGGAACCCGGAAGGAACAACCTTATTTATTGGAATAGATCAAAAACCGGTTTGGTATTAAAGACAGGGTATGACGATGGATATGGTAATTACGTGTTGATAGGGTATGAAGCATGACTGATTATAAAGATATGACATTGTGGGAGGCTATAAAGTATATACCGGCTAGGATAATAAATGCTATCAATAAGCTATTGGGCATGAAAGGCATTGTCCTTGCTACTACTATTTACCTAATCAAGGGTGAGATGATACCAGATCCGGCAATTGGCTACACATGGATTTTTATTGTACTTATTACTGTATTTGGTGAAAAAGCCCTTGTGTTTATTAAGGATTTAAAGAGGTAATAAATGTGGATAAGAAAAATCTTATTATTAGTATTCTTTCTCTTATTATCATCGGTCTTATTTTCCTTATCTTCTCAGGAAAAGGTGACACTAACACTGCTCTTAAAGCGTTATCAGAGCAACGAATCGAGTTTGCTAGATCAACTGAAATTATCGAGCGCCAGCTTAGTGCAGTCCAAAAGTATAATCAGGAACTTGAAGCGGACAGTATCGAACTCGAACGAATCATTGATGAGCTCACAGCAGGAAGTACGAAAACAGAAGAATATATCAGCGAGTATGGGGGAATCAATCACGATTTTGCAGAGTTCCTTCGACAAGCAGAAGTTACAGATTGAGATTATGAAGTATGTTATAGTTAGCTTAGCAGTAATTGGCATTGGTGAAGGTACTTACATTGCTTTAGATTACTATTTTGGAGGTACTCATTGACCTTACAGAAATGCCTAAACGGATTGCGGATAGAAGTAGACGGATTGATAAAGGACTCACAGACCTTAACGGAGACTTCGGGGGTATTGTTGGACAAGTGGATCGGCTTGAAAAATGGAATAGACGTTCTCTCGTCCTCAATAGAGACTTTGGGGATCAGCTTTACAACCTTAGACAGCTCAATAAAAAGAGCGGAGAAGAAGAGTAATGTTGGTTTATGGATATCTATAGGTGCTTTTATAATTGGTGTAATAGCTTTAGGATATAGTATGTTTGGGGAAAGTAAATAATGGCAGTTACAAATAGTGGGATGATATTATACACTGATAATGAAGGCACGGTTTTGAAAGTAGGTTATGATAAAATAGGTACGGTTTTTACATTTTAATAGGTTTTGAAGCGTAAATAAGGAGGCAAATAGATGAGTATAGTAGCAACAGATTGGACGATTGATAGATCGACGGGTAATATACGGTATATTGGAGATGATCATGGTGGAGCGTCACCATCGTATGCTACTGTAATACAGTTTCACAGGTGGCTACAGGATTTAGCAGATGATGCAGTTGCGTCAGGTGATGATGAACTGGATATCACCAATGAGAATCCTTCTGGAAGATCTACAGACAATATTATAACTCTCCTTGGAAAGTATAATATTGATGCAACAGCTTCAGAACATCTTTATGATGGATCAATTATTCAAAATGGTGGTGATGATATTTATGATGGTATTGTAAACTTTGGTAATGCTGATGTACAGATTCAGCTGATTATGGATGGTGCGATTGTCACGGATGATTGGTGGAACTACAATTCAGCCGGACTTAATCCAGATTCGGCTAATGGTATTTCACACAGGTTCATGATTCCGGTAAGAGTAGGTGGTTCGGATGTTGATGGTCGGCGTATCGTAGGTATTTGTAGACGATTTGGCTATACATACAATGAGTTTAAAATCAACGGTACTTCCAGAGGTAATAATGTACTTGCTTTAACAGATGCTTCTGATCTTAACAACCAGACAGCTCCTGCAACAGTAGCTACATGGACAACTATAACAAACATCACTGAAGGGTATGCAAATATTGATGTTGATAATGATGGGTCGGATGAGTATTTCTACAGTGAATGGAATAGGGATTTTTATACTATTAATCAGTTCTATGAAAGAATGAAATATCTTACAAGAGATGCTTCTGCTGAAACACTTTATGGAATATCTGGTGAATTGTTTCGAGGAATTACTCATGAAATTGTTGTGGATACACCTTCTGGGACATTCAATGACTATGAAGAAGTTTCTTGGTCAGGTGGTACTGGTCAGATGTTTGCAATCAATTCAACAACTGCTCCAACTAAAATGTGGATTCAGCTTCTTACTGGTGTAGCTCCTACTGATGGACAAACAATTACCGGTGGAACTTCTTCTGCAACCTGTGTTGTAGATACAACGGTTACCGATAGATCTTCTTTAATTAAGACACCGTTTATTGGTGCTTCAACAGGCTCTGCAATTATTGGTGGTTATGGTGTAGGTATAGAATCAGCGGATTTAACGAATAATGACAAATTGTTTGACTTAGCTAATGCACAGAAAACACCACCTAATAATGTTCAGAATACAGTATCAGGTGTTGTATCTGGAGAAGACAGAATATTGGTAGCACCTTGGGATGGATCAAGTACTGATAATAATGGTAATCCAGCAATTGATAAGAGCCAGCTTTCACTTAACACAACATTAAGTGCTGATAATATTACTTCAGTAGTTATTACAGCTTCAATTCCCTCAGATACTCCTTCTTCTGGGTATATCCGAGTAACTGATGATGATGGTTTTGAAAGAAGATTACATTACAGCTCTTGGACAGGTTCTACATTTACAATTGATACAACTGATGGTAATGAAGATTTTGCTTCTGTCAATGCAACTGCCGGAAATGATATTTACATAGCCTATTTGGATGAACTCGCATCTGGAACATCTGCTTCATATACTGCTGTATATGATTCAGACAGGGACTTGGTTGTAATTGTACGTGATGGGGGAGCAACTCCGATTAAAGAGTTCATATCATCTTGGAGTTTCACGGGATCGGCTGGTTCAATATCAGTAATAAGGACAACGGATCAATAGGGGGCTCCATGTCTATTTCCGGAATAACTACAACCGCAAACAATGGAGTTGAAAGAATAACTAACACCCAAAACATCACAGGAACAGGCACAATAGATGGTGAGACGATTGTACTTGACGATGGTGACGCTCGGTTAAAAGCCAGTAGTAACGGTTCTGTCGTTGTAATGAATAGCCAGATAAAATTAGACAGTGATACAACAGGATCAAACGATGGAAATGCTGTTATAAACTACGGTGGAAGGGCTGTTACAACAACAGTGATGAAGTTTGTTGATAGCACTATACTGACAAAACCTTTTACGAGTCGACACAACATTATGGTAACATGGTTGGAAAATGTAACAGTTATTGAAGGTGGCAGCACTCATAAAATGTTTTGCTATACAGCAACAGATTCTCATTTAGAAAATGTTTTATTTAAAGGCATAAATGTCTGGGAAGTGTACAGAGCACCTGATGTGGCTTTTAATATTAAAGTATCTGATGTGGGTTTTGGGTATTTGAATTGGGAAGCTGGAAGATTGGATTTCTTTGGGTTCGCTACAAATAATATTACAAAAGGCCATATTTGGCATGGCACCGGCAACAGTGGAAGGAATTACTCGTATCATTGGAACCCAGATACGTCAGTGGATTTCGAAAAGCTTTACTTAACACATAACAGGAACAGAGTTTATATCGGCTACACAGCAACGTGGGAATTTCTTGATTTAATCAGTGGTGCAAAAGTATCAGATGTTCTATTGATATTTAAGGACAACCGAAGTGGGAGTACTGCAACAAAAGGCACTTATATCACTGATTCAAATGGTCATTTAAAAGGAACATACGACAGCCAGAACGATTCAACAGGCAGTAATATTGTAAGACCAACTCTTTTTGTTTGGGATAAACAAATCATCCATGTGGATACTGGTCATCCAGGAGCATATGATTATCCTGTTGTTACAATTACAGGCGGTCAAGGTGATAGACAAAAGAATTATGACATCGACGAGGTTGCAGCCTACATAGAACTCAGATCATACAAACATTTATCTGTTCCCGGGTTTGAGCCCGGCGATGAGTTCACTATTACCACTGAGATAGGGGCAATTAATGCCGATCTTACCATATCCAGATACTCAAAGAAGTTCCTTACCCCTGACAACGGGATCACTGCAACAAAGTCTGTTGCTCTTGCTTATTCAAAGATTGATACGCTTGATAAACTCTATGATCGGTGCAAGGCAGAATGGCGAGATCACAACGGATATCCATTACCAGAAAAAGATGGTGTAAAAGTAGACCTTGGTAGTACAGCCATAACCTTTGATGGTGGGAGTGGGACCGCCTATGCCTATGCTACTTCTACAATAACAATAAAAACAGATGGCGACATATCAACAGGCTCTAAGTTTTCCGCAGTTAAAACGTCGGGGAATATTACAGCCAAGAGTTCTGCTGGTATTGATGGAATTACTTTTGATGGTGACTTATATCTTGACCAAGCTACCGATCTTGAAGATGTAACCGTGACTGGCGACCTTAGAGTAGATACTGGTGCAAACGCAACACTTAATTTTTCTAATGTCCAGGTGAGTGGGTCAGTCTATAATGATGACACATCACATACTTTAACAATAAACTCTAAGGACGGTTCTTCTTTGACTGCCGGTGATGCAGGAACAGGCAATGGACAAACTAATATACTGTACCCCGTAACTCTCAAAGTGACTGTTAAAAATCTATCTGGATCATTTTTGCAAGGAGTAATTGTTAGATTGATGAAAGTAAGTGAT